TTATTTTTTATACATACCCTGCACCACTCCGACGTTCTCCGCCCGCTCAATATCTCGCTTGTGCAGGTACTCATAGACGGCCATCATGGCCGCAGGCGGTTCGCCCTTCTGCTTGCGGTATTCCTCAATGTGGGAAACAACGGCCTTGTGCAGGGCGTTCATGTGGTTCATTTCCTCCCCGCTCAGCCTGTAAAACAGGTCTGCCAGTTCCGGGTCGTCGTGCTTGTATTCCACGGCCAGCTCTGCGTAGGTGTGCGCGTCCTCCAGCTCATCCTCAATGTGCTCCATCAGCAGTTTGATTTCTTTCATCTGATGCCCTCCTGAATGTACGCATACAGCGTATCAATATCTTGCTTTCCCAGCTTGAGCGTAAGCCCGATTCCGGGGATTTTCACGGGAAGCGCCTCTGCCCCCATGTATGGCTTTGCGGCGTTATACAGGGCGTCAACATCCACCGTGCCATGCTCCATATCGTAAACGCCCAGCGCCTTTACCATGGGATGATCTGCGTACTGGGCAATAATCTTCGGGAAATTTGCGGTAAGCAGCCCCCCAGCCCCGGCCACCAGAACTCTGTCCCAGCCGGAAAGACTTGGAGCAATGCTTCTGTCAATGAATCTTGCAAGCCCTGCCTGCACGTTTTCCATAGGAATCATAAATTACCTCCTTGAAAGTATGGGGCGGCGGCTGCCGCCCCAATTGTCGGGAATCAACCGTTGCAGCACCCGCCGCACTTGGGCAGGGGGTTGTACAGCGTCTGTGCCGTGGTGCCGGTTCCGGTGGTCACGTCGGCAACCTGCTTCGGATAGAAGGTCGCGTTGGCGTAAGTCACGATGGAATTGTCAGCGCAGCAACGCCGCTCTGCCTCGATCTTGATGTCCTTGGACAGCTCAGCCCGAACGCATTCCACGTCCTGACGAACCAGCGCGAAGCTGTCCTCAGTGCGCTGATTGTGTACGGCCTGATCGCACAGGGTCTTGCGAATGTCCTTGAGCTGTCCGTCAATGTAAGCGTACAGCTCAATGGATTTCTGGTCGTTGTAGGCGTTTGCCTTCAACAGCGCGATTTCGGAATCCTTGGCGGCGAGCTGCTGCTCACGATCCAGTTCATACCGGCTCACGGGCATGTTCTCGCTGCACCCGCCCCAGCCATAGCCATAGGGCATGGCGGGCATAACTGGAGCGGTGGGAACAGAATTGCGGTTGCCGAGAGCCAGAGCGCCCAGACCGCCCGCAGCATTCATCACGCCCAGCGCCAGACCGGCAATACCCGTGCCAAGACCGGCACCGGCTACGCCTTTGCTTGCATAATCCTTTTCTACTTCCATAGTTTAGAAGTCCTCCTTCAAAATATTAGGAGGTGGCCACCTTCTGTCATTATAATAACAAAAAACCAGGCGAACGAATCATCATCGTTTCGCCTGGTTTTCGTCAGAAAATCGTCAATTTGTGGTCAAATAACTAGGTCATCCGGGAGTGTGGCACTGTACCCCTTGACTGCATCATATTTCTGCTGCAATCTTCGGACAACCCTGGTTATCGTGGCTTGGGACACATGGAGATTTTGTGATTGCCATATCTGGCTTTTCCCGGCGGCACGGGTGGTTAGGACATCCATTTCCAGTGGCGTTAGATACGCCAGCCTGTCAAATTCTTTCACAACCACCCGGTTTATCCGGGATTTATCCATTTATGGAATCAGTCCTCCTTGGGGGAACTGTAAGTTCTTGCCTGTTTGCTGTCAGCGATACCGGCGGTGGTAGGATCATTGACCACACCCAGAATCACCAGCAGGGCAAACACGGCGTTCACCACGGCCAGCAGCTTGTCGCCAATCTCGCCCAAGTCCAGCGTAAAGCCGAACAGGGCGGCTACTGTTTGCACCAGCAGAAGCAGCGCGGGAATCGCGGCCAGCCAGAAGTTTTTGTTTTTGACACGTACAATCCAGTTAATCATTTTGTTTTCCTCCTTTAATTATGCAGCGGAAGTTTCCGCACTTCCTCCATTACACGTTTCGCAGAGCCGTTGCCTCCGGCTTCTGCATATGGCGCATAAAGATAATCGTTCAGGTTCTCGTACTCATCACTGGTGATATACCCGCGCTCCACGTACTTCATTCCGAGAAATACGATCCTATCATGCGCGATTCCCACCAGCAGGCGAGTGCTTGCGCTTTTCTTTGTCCGGCGGGCATCCAGATAGCTCCAGAAGCCCGCCGACCCGATCAGCGTGATTAGAATCGTAACGGCAGTTTTTACCAATTCGTGCATCTCGTTCCTTCTTTCTTATCCATTCCACCGGGCATAGCCGGGACGGGTGTCCACATGAATGCCCCAGCTGTACAGCCCAATGCCGCCAGTGCGCCCCATGACATCCTCCGCCACGGCTTTCATCTGCGCCGGACTTACAGCACTGTGCAGATCAGCGGCAAGCCCAAACAGATGCTGAGAGTTAGCCACGCCGCCAACCTCGGCATTGTGAGCCGCACACCGGACGCCGGAACCACCGCCGTCCACAATGGAAATCGGGATGCCCAGCCGGTGCCGGATTTCATCTACAGCACGCACCATGGATTCTTGCGGCTCCACCGGGAACCCACCGCAGCGGCCGCAGGGGCATCGAAATTCCTTCCGGGTGAAATACTTGATATCGTCCCAGAACGTCCCGGTTTTCGGCGCGTCGCTGCTTTCCGGCTTCTCCACCTTTACCGCCGTCCCGGCGATAGCACCAATCAGCATTTTCTGGGTAGCCGCACCCGGTATCCCGTCCACGGCAAGCCCGTAGTCAGCCTGAAACGCCCGGATAGCCGCTTGCGTGTTCTTACCGTCAGCTCCGTCAATTGCGCCGGGAGAATAGCCCAGATAGGTCAGAAGGCATTGGATTTGCTTTACCGTCATACGTTCACCTCTTCCCAGCCCTTGGGGTATGCGGAAGGAGACCATACATTATTGGCCAACTTGGAGCGATACACCTTGCCCCCCTCCGTGCAGCAGTCGCCCTTATTATAGGGGCTAGTAGACATAGCGACGAATGGCAACGCTTTCGCTGGGTCTGTGCTCCAAGCAAACCCCCACTGTGCAGGAAGCTCCTCTGGCTCCTGGGTGTAGATAGTGCTGTCATAGGGCTGCACCAGCCGCACCACACGGCCAGCAGACGATTGACACACAAACCCGGCCTTGCGTTCCAGCATGTTTTTGTTTGCGACAGCGGCCTTAAAACTGGGAATGTCGCTATCCGCCGCGTTCAGTTCGGTGCCTGTCATGTCAGGGGCTTTCTCCTGCAAGGCAAGCGCGTTCGCCCGCCCCTGGGCATACATGATGCTTTTTCTTTCCTCTTGCGTCACACGCTGTCGACTCCTTTCTTGTAAGCTTCATCCAGCTCTTTCAGCTGTTCCTCGCCGCCGCTGGCTTTCATTTCCGCGATTTTCGCAAGGATGGCGTTTTTGCGTTCTTCGATGGTCATGCGTTCACCCCCAGAGCAGTTTCGATTTCGGATAATGCGGCTTCGTACTCGGCGTTCTGAGCAGCGAGAGCCTGATACTGCTCCCGCTCATACTCCCGCTGAGCGGCGTCCAGCTCTGCCCACGGCTTCCACGGGGCAATCATCTCGCCAACGAAAACTGTGCCGTCGGCACGTGTCCACGTCTGCCCACTGGGGATAAAGCGGTATCCCTCGATGTAGGTATCGCATTTGCCATCGAAAGCGTCTGTATCAACTTGCATCCGTCCATCGGCGGCAGAAGTGTGGCACTTAAAATCAGAATCAATGTAAATCACTACTTCTCCCCCCAAACTTCGCTTATTGTAAGCGTTGTTTTAACATAGTCGCGAGTGGTTATCCACACTCCAACGCATCCGGCGTTCATGGATGATACGTCAACGGAGAACAACCCTGTTTTTGTTATGCTCAGCGAAACCGGGAAACTCGGAAGCTGTTCATTTGGAAACTTGGATGCGACGCAGAGCCGGAACGAGAACTGATTGCTGCCGCTCGATGTTTTCCCTATTCCCGTTATTCGGAATTTCAGTGTCGAAATTTCGGACAGGTCTATCACGGAATTTGTGAATACGTGGCCGTATCCAACGGAGCCGCCGAAAACTTCGGTAGATATCTGCATACTACTTTCGTTAAATGTGACAACCTTTGAAAAGTCATTTCCACCCCACACAGGCGAAGACCACCCGCCAGACACTGTATCGCAGGTATCTCCGTCCTTGTATAGCCACAGGGCGTAGCTAAGCACAGCACTCACGCTCTGGCCGTCCGTGGTAATCGTCACAGCCTCCGACGTGCTTTCTGTGCCGTCCGTGCAGGATAGTGTCCACGTGCCCGCATTGGGTACCACACACGCCCATGTACCGCTGGTATCGGGAGCGGCGAAAGTCGTTGTACCATCCGTACAGGTACAAGTAGAACCGGCGGGATAGGTGATGTTGATGGTGGCTGCAAACAGCGGAATTGCAACGCTGTAATCTGCAGTAACAGCCACAACTCTTGTAATCGGAACACCACCTCTGACAATGGTGATTGTCCACTTACCAGTATCAAGCCCCCTGAATACCGCAACGCCCTTGGAGTCCGCGGTTTTGCTCTTAGACTTACCATTTTTGGAGATTGTTACGGTCTCACTGGCAACGGCGGTTATAGTCAATATGCAGCCAGAGCCGCCCCCGGTATTAACTCTGCCAATCATGCGCTTACACCGCCTTTCCAGCAAATAATGGTGGGAACTGTAATTGCCGATTCCGGGGCGCTTGCGGCATACAGATACACGCCGCCGTTATAGGTAGCTGCAACAGGGGCAAAATTGCCGTCAATTGCGTCTGCAACGCCGAGAACCACTTCCGGAATCATGGTGTCCAGCACCCCCGTCAGCGCAATCGCCGCACGGAATGGGTAATCCTGATATGTAGAATCAGCCACAAACGCGGATACCGGCACGCTGATGTTCGTGAACAGGAGCTTTTTCAGCTCCACCGCCGTACCGGCTTCCAGGTCTGCCAGCTCCCGGTTGATGGAATCCAGCACCGATGTGGCTTGCGCCGTGGTATCATCAAGCACATCTTTTACTTGCGCCTGCGTTTCCTGCAGGAGCGTGGAAAACTGACTTTGCATTGTGCTGGTATCAATGCCCACCTTTTCCGTCACCAGCCCGCACACCGAAGCGTCAAGCCGCTCATCCGTAATCATGGAAGCGGTGACAGCGGTTGTACCGGCTGCAACGGAAATCCGCGCAAGGCTGATCTGCCGGATTGTGCTGTTGTTTGTCAGCGCCGGGGCTACTGCCTTCCCAGATTTTGCGCCTTTCAAGATTTTCACTTCCGGATAGTCCACGTAGTTTGTGGTTTTCCACTCCACGATTACGCGATCAATCCGATTCAGAACGCCGTCTGCCGCATCAACGGCAAGCTGCAATTTGGCACCATCAACGGATTCATTATCAATCCACCACACAATGCCGTTCCTGCCGGAATTTGCCATCCATCCGGTGCCGTCTGAGACTTCCACCGCCATTCCGGGCGTGGAAAGCGCCTGCACGGACGCATTACTGCCAGCGGCAAAAACGCCGGATGTGCGGCCATGATGCCAGCGCATAACGTCTTCTGCGCCTATGTATGTATCTTGGTTATTCGGGAAACTTTTGATATTAGCCATTTAATTTCATTGCCCCCAATGCTGTAAGAATAGGGTCGCCCAGGATAACTTCTGTCCGGGCTTTGTTGCTGTCCAAGGTGTACTTAATTCCCGTAATCCGGGCGCTGAACGATACCCCGAACCGGGCAGATACGCACGATACAATATCCCCCAGAGCATAATACTTGCCAAGATCTTCCGGGTCGATGGATACGGAAAAGGATTTTCGCCGGATTCGCTTTCCCAGCTCCATTTGTCCATAAGCACGCGCACGGGCTTTGCAATCGGCCGCAGATTCGTCATTTTCCTGCCGAACGGCTGTCTTAAACCAAACTTCCCGGCGATTGTCCCCGGTGACGTCACCAACAATCTCAACAAAAGTGTTGTCTGTGCCGCTAAGGCTTCCTTGCACATAGGCCACATTGCATAGGGTGGAATCGTCGTCGTTAATTACAAGGTCTTTTGCGCTTCCCTGTTCCTCCGAAAAGACAATAGCGTGAATGCCGGCCGTCAGGTCACGCCCCTTGTAAAGGCGGAAAGTGTGTGTCATATCATCGGGGTTCCAATCCATTGTGTGGCCTATGCCTTTTTCTTCAAGAAACGGGATGATTTCATCCAGCAAATTCCCACCCATGAAAACATTGTCCGTTTTATCGGTCATCCCGGTTGCCTGTGCAACTTGAATTCTTGTCATTCCCCGGAGATTATCGCTTATCAGCTTGTACACGCCCGTCTCGATAGTTGTCATGTGATATTCTGATGCAATGATGCGCTTATTCAAAAGCCAGTTTGCGGTGTATCCATTTGCCGTTATGCGGTTTGTGGTCGTGTCGATTTTTGTGTTTTCTATCACAAATGTTACGTTTCTGCTCGTATCATACAGGAGATTGCCGACTTTCAACACGTTAATGTTGTAGTCGCTTACCGGCGCAACCAGTATCAGCTTTCCGATATCGTTGTAGTAAATATTCATGATAATACTGATTGCGTGCCGGATTTCATACCGGGTGGAAAAGTCCTCTTTATAGATTTCAAAGCTCATAGCGCAATCCCCACGATCTCCGTTGCAAAGTCAATATCCACCTGCAAATTCGCAAGCCCGCTTGTCGCTTCCGGCTTCAACACATTATCCCCAACTTCCAGCTGAAACAAAGTGCTTTTCAGGCTCAACGCGCCTCGGCAATCTCCGTCGACGGATGACGTTACAGTTGTCCGATCGTGCGTGATCTCTACAACCAGCCGCTCCCCGCTGACGATAGTTTTATTTATCAGCAGAAATTTTCCCGTCGCGGCGTTGGTGATTTTGGGGTTCTCCACATCACCGCTTGCCGAAAGGGTAGCAGTAAACGGGACGGGAACCTGGCCGCGATTCTCCACGTTGATGAATTTCGCTTCAAACAGCTGGCCGAAACGATACGGCCTTGAAATGTTCCATGGGAATTTGAATAGCTTTTGAATGCCGGACAACGTTACCGCTGCGGAATCGTCCTTGCACCAATACGGATACGCCGCCAAAAGGGAAAACTGGAACTGTGCACCCCAGTCTTTCGGCTCAATGCTGGGTGTCGCCGTAGGCCAAACATTCAGATAATAGTCATCCGCGTACAGCTTTCCGGCAAGATCGGGGCGGATGACGGATATCAGCTTCTCTTTACTTGCCGCCTGACCGTCTCCCACCAGATACCCGTTGATATTCACGGGCCGGGGCTGAACGTTTTTGCTCTGAATTGTCGCGCCCGTCTGGTTGATGCCCTTCGCCTGGGACAGGGATACCGTTACCGTATCAATGCCCGTGGGCTTGTTGATAAGATATCCACCGGCATAATCAAAGGTAACGCTATCCCCGTTTTCGTTCACGTAGCGGAACAATTTGCTTAAATTGTTGAAGTTCTTCAAATCGTCCACCTCGCTTGTGTGAAATAAGCCTCTGTGGCTGCTGCCAGCTCCACTTCGGATTGCACAGGAGAATTAATATTCTGGATAATTGTCACGCCGCGTCCACCACCAGCAAAGCCCACTCCGTCGTAGTCCGCCCCGCCAGACGCACCAGCCGATTTTCCAGCCCTATATGCTCGCGCTTCCTCGGCGGTGAGAACTTTTTCCCCCTTATGGAGGCGCACTAGGTAATCATCGTATGGCACATAATCAAGGCCGCTCTTTGCTCCGGGAACGTTGCTCCCTTTGATATTGGCCTTTATCGTGAGCGTGTAGTTGGCAAAGCTATTTGTCAATCGTGATTTCATTTGAGATGCAAGAGAATCCAGCTTATCCAAAACTCCGGGGGTGCTGCTGTCGATACCGGCAACCAGACCACTCATGGTATTGGTTGCCGCCTCTGTAGCCGCCGCCTCCATGTCGAGGTCGCCGACCTTTTCCACGTAGCTGTCTGCGGCTTCCTGCATACGAGCGTTCACATTCTCCACCGCCAGCGCCAATCCATCAGAAGTTTCGGTTCCTGCGGCCTCATATGCAGAAATTCCATCCATAAGGGTTGCAAATTTTCTGCTCAGGCCATCGGTACCACCAGACATATCTTCAAGTTCTTTACGCACTCCCGCAAGGAATCCGGCCTTTTCCCCATCACTCATGGATGCAAGATACTTGCCTAGCCCATCAATGCTAACGCCTGCGAGGTCTGCTTTTTCACGAATGAACGCAAAATCTTCGTCAATCTGCTGGAGAACTTCGGTATTACCGTGCAAATTCCCCATGAGGCCATCCCACGACATTTTCACAACTTCTATTTGGGAAGTAAACGCAGAACCAACATCATGCAGCCCGTTATAGATGGTGGTATAGGTATTCTGGTAATCCTCCAAAATGGACTGTGCGGCGGCCGCATATTCCTCAGAAGCAGCCTTTATCACATTTGCGGGCTTTGCCGCTTCCTCGGCGGCGGCCTGCTCCTGCGCTTCCAAATCGGCAAGATTCTGCTTCGCCTGCTTTATGGCTTCGGCTAATCTCTCCATCTCGACGGTGTCACCGCTGAAACCAGCATCCGACGAGAACGCTTCCAGTCTGGCTTTTGAAGCTTCCTCGTACTGCTGCTCAAGCTCTTCTACCTTTGCGCGTGCTTCTTCTACCGTCTGCGGCTCTCCGGCTAACTCTTTGACGAAATCCTTGTGCGCCTTGGTTGCCTTGCCAATGCCAATCGCCAGAGCAGCTACAGCCGCGGCAATCAAGCCAATGGGGTTCGCGTTTATAGCCGTATTCCATGCATACTGCGCCGCAGTTGCAAGGGAAATCTGGCCGGTGAGTACGCCAACGGCTATTTCACTGACGGAAAATACGCCATTCAGTGTGGCTTCTGCAACGGCCGCTTTTCCGCTTTCCGCTGTGAAGAATGCAAGCGCCGACGCATTTGCCGTGAATATCGTGGCGATATTTGCAATGGCCTTTCCCGCCATACTCGCCCCGATTGCAGTACCGGCAACGGTTGCCGCTGTGGCCGCGAACTCAAACGCCGTGACGAGAAGATCAATAGCGCTATTCGTTTCCCGAAGGTACGAAATAGCTTCTACCGTAGCAGTTCCAACGCCGGTAACGATTTGCTGTACACGGGGTATAATGTTCTTTCCGGCTGTAAATACGCTGTCTACAAAGTCCTTGGTAAGTCCTTCCATGTCGGCGTTGCTGTCAGCCATGCCGGTAGCCAGATTTTGCCATGCTGCTTTCATGGACGCTGTGGAACCCTCGATGGTGCCCGCCGCTTCATTTGCCGCATACCCCGCAAGCCCCTGCATTTCGATATAATCCACAAGCGCGGCCTGACAGTCAGCTAGATTGTCAATGGTGTAGGAAGTAGCCTCGCCGTTCTCTGCGTTCCACTCGTTTACCTTGTCAATCAGCTGCTGGAACCCCTCCTTTGTGGGGGCAATACCCAGCTGCAAATTGTCCAGCATCGTGTAGTTGGATTTCATAATGCCGTTAAAGGCATTTTGTACAGCTTCCTGAGAATTGCCGGTCGCCGCCACAACGTCAGCTTCGGCGGTAATAACTTTGTCGGCAAGTTCGGCGGCGGCCTGCACATTGCCGCCGAGGGCGGTTTTCAGGCCGGTAGCAAATCCATTCACCTGCTGCAAATAGTCGTTCTGGCTCATTTGCACGGTCTTGTAGGCGTTTCTCGCTTTCTCCGCCACGAAATCGTAAGCGTCGCCGAACATCAGCTGTGCGCCACCGGCTAACTGCTCATACCGCGCATAACTGGTGTAGGCCGCTTTGCCAACGTCTGCAACTACCCCGGCGAGCTTCTTTACTCCGGCGATAATCGCGCCACTGGCAAGGTTGGCTTTCAGAACGTCGGCGAATGTGCTTGTTTTGTTTTCAGAATCCTTTAGTTTACGCTCATATTCATCTGTATCCAGAGAGATCGTCGCAAACAGCTCAAATACATTAGCCGCCATCCTGCCCACCGCCTTTCGTCACCAGTTTCAACCCGGCATTTTTCATCACATCCGCCACGATATCCTCCGCAGACCGGTTTTCCACCGGCTTCGGGCTGATGATATCCTCGTATCCGATAGATAGATACAATCGCTCATCACGCCCCGCCGTGTTTTGCGTTATCATCTGGATACCGTCGGTAATGTAGCGCCGAAGGATTTCACGTTCGCATTGCTTTTTCAACTCCATGGGAAGAATGGAGAGGTACGCCCTCGCCCGTACTCTGGGGAGGGCGCACAGTGCGCTGATTATTCGCTCTGCTCCCCACGCCCCCACGATTTGAAAAAACTCAGCAGTTCCTTATCGTTGGAAAGCTCCTTAATCTGCCAAAGCGTCGCCATGGTACTCTGCGCGGCCACTTCCTCAATGCTCTTTTCGCCCATGATGGACAAAATAGCATAAATGTCGGCGCGGTGCGTTTTCAGCAGCAGCGGAACAACGGTGGTAATCCTCTGCGCACCAATCAGCATAACGCCGACTTTTGTGGAGTTTTTCTTGTCCACCGGCTTGCCGATGGCGTTCATGATTTCCTCATCAGAAACGAGATTCACAATGTGCGGGGTGATCTCGCACAACACGTCCAGGCACTCGTCCGTGCCAAGTTGAGATAATTTTCTCATGCTTAGCCTCCTACATCGTAGCGGATTCGGCCTCTCCGGCCTTTACGTAAATCTCAAAAGGCGGCGTATCCTGCGCCGTGATGGAATAATGGCCGGTGAACTCGAACGCGAACTGGCCTTTGCTCTTGTCACCGGTTTTCAGCTGGAAACCGCCAGTAGAAAGGCCGTTCAGCATATGGATGGCCAGATAGCCGCCCTTTTTCGCGCCGTTTTTATCGGAGTAGTCGGCCACAAGCCAGATGTCCTTGAAATCCTCGGCGGCAATATCGTTTCTGGGCGTGATTTTCCCGACGGCTTCATCAGCGGCGGCTACCATCGTTTTTGCGTTAGTGGCATTCATGGATGCAAAAGTGCCGCTAAGCTTCACCTCCCAGCCTTCCAGCCGTTTCAACTCCTTTGTGTTCTTCGGACAGTTATCAATATCCTCGCCGAAATCAGAGAAGCTGGGCGTTGCCGCGAAGGTCAAGCCGCCGCTGGTAGCGCCTATGATATCGGCATTGTCATACTCCGCCGTATCGGGCGAAAAGGCTGAAAGCAGAACACCGGCATTCAGCACAAGCTCCTTAAAGGTATCCTGCGGAATCTGTGTAAATTTCATTGATTTCCTCCTATATGGTATTGAAAATTGCGGCAACGTTCAGTTGCCGCAATTTGATGGATTGATCTGATTCAAATGTGGAATTGATGCACCACGGCTCACCGCGCATAAGCCAAACTGTGCCGGTATCACAAGGCAGCTGAATGCCTCCACGCCCTATCGTGCGGGAAATTTCCTCTGCCTTGGCGTTCGGCTCTGCCTCCTTCTCCGTGTGATACCACAGTTTTACCGTCAGCGAGTTCGCCATATCGCCCCACCCGCCGACGGAGACGGAATAGGTAAGGTAGGGCATTACGGTGTCGCTCGGTACCGCTGTATCCGGATACGCGGGGAGATTAAAGCCGGAAAAAAACTTGTAGAGCGCTTCTGTTGCCGTCATTTTGTCAGCTCCCATTTCTCGGCAGTGACTTGGCACATATCCAAAGTGCCAACGGTTGGCGCTTCCTTATCGCTCCCGTTGCTCGTCACCCGGAAAATTGCACCATCGGAAAGCCGCTTGAATACATCATGGAAAGAAAGAGGATTCGCGCGGCGGGTGGTAATGGTGTACACGCTGGTAACGCCCTCCTTCTCCGCGATTCTGGATTGCATGGAGGTATCCAGAATAATAGCCGCGTCGAACTCCGCGCCCGGTGTCCATTCCGTTGCCCAGCCGCCCTCCCCATCCGGGGTGCGCTTCTTTTCCATCAGTGCGCACGTGTTATTCAGGTAGTAGTCAAGCAAGCTCATATCTTCCTCCATATCCGTAAGCGCGGCGCAAACACTGTTTTCCAGCTCGTGCTTTCGCCGGAGCCGGAAGAACTGCTTGCCTTTGTGTACGAGTAGCCGCCGAAAGATTCGCTTTGATACGGGCTTTGTACGGCCTCGGCGTTCTTCTCCTGCCATGTGTTGATTTCTTCCAGAATCGCCAGCACCTCCGGCGGTACGCAGATTTCCGTAACGATTCCGGTATAAGTTTCGTTCCGCAAATCAGCATCACCGTACACGTGAATCCCGTTATTCCTCCGGCTTCCTTCGATCAGGTAGTAATCGCCGGTTTCAAGGCCGGGAATAACGATCCGGTTCCTGGTGATTTCCTCCCCGGTAAACTGCCAGTGCAAGCCGGGGAAGAAATTCCGAAGATAGCAAAGCAGCTCAAATAATGTGACTTGTCCCGCGTGTCCCATCGTTGGCATTTCCTCCCCGGCAAGCTATTAAGTCTTTGCGGCTACCGTGGCGGAGCCGGACTTGATCGCCTTATAGCTGGAATCGGCCTCCACAACGGTGATCTTCTGGCCATTGGTCGCGGTGATCTCGGAAGTGCCGTCCCACGCAGTCCAGGTGCGCACGTTCTGGCCGTAGGTCACAGTTTCAGCGCTTGCGCCCACCTTGTACTTGTACACGTTACCGGCGTTCGCCTTTGCGGGAGTGACGGTAACGGTAGTACCACCGGAAGTCTTGCCAGCGACGGAGTTCACCGTCAGAGCGCCGATTTCGCCGCCGCCGATGGTTGCCACGGCGATACCGTCCAGATACTCAGCCCACAGCTTCATGCCCATGATGGCGTACATATCGCCGGTAGCGCGGGAATAATCGCCCTCAACGTGAATGCCGATCAGGTTGGTTTCGCCCTGCACAGTGTAGCTCAGCCCCAGCTTTGCAAAGTCGCTGTCGCCGGGGTCGATGTAGTACAGGTCGATGTTCTCCACAGGAAGCGCAATAACCCGATTCCGGGCAATGTACTTTTCAGGCAGGAGGAACAGCGTCCGGAAGCCAAGGAAATTTTCCACGTAGGTCAGGCCGAAAGCGGTCTGCATGGTGATTTCCTTCTCGCCCAGATAATCATACAGATCGAGGATGTTCGCGAAGCCCACGACATCAGTCACGTCCTTGTCCATCTCTGCGAATTTGTTCAGCACATTGCCCTTTGCCAGAGCCAGTGCCTGCTGGAACGTCTTCGCGGCCACGGAAAGCGTGCCGGTGTTCAGGAAGGTGTAGAAATCGCTCAGCACCTTGTTTTGGAGCGCAACCAGGAAAGCATCGTCGGTCTTTTCTACGGCCACCTGAGCGCCGTACTTGGCTACGCTCTCGATAGTCACGCTCTTTGCGTGCTTTGCCACCTCGATATCGCCGTAGGCTACCGGGTCAACCTTCATCTTGGTGAAGGGGATTTCCTCGCCCTCGCCCACGGAGGTGCCGCCCTGGAGGGTGCCGTCAACACTGGCCTTGTAGGACACCAGCTTCGTGCCGGGTGCCTTGCGGATAGGCCGCATAATGCCCAGAATGGTGCGCAATGCGTCCCAGTTATCGTTGAACCGGGTTACAAAGTCCACCTCACGGGCGGAGGTGTTAAACTGCGTGGATTTCGTTACGTTTTCTTTTGCTGCCATTTGTACAGCTCCTTTCAAAAAAGTTATTTGTTTTCGCTTGCCATACTTTCAGCAAGCGCGGCCTGCCTCTCAGCGGTGGACAAAAGATACCGGCCTTTATCGTCCTTTTTGTAGATTTCGGCGCGGCTCTTTGCGCCACCAGAGGTGTCAGGCGGGGTCTGTGTTTGGGTGCCGGTGGTGGTAGTCTTGCCGATCAAGCCTTTGTAATCGCCGGAAAGCAGCCCATCCAGTGCGGCGGTATCTTTGATACTTTCGCCGTCCAGTTTCAGGCCGTCGATTTCAGCTTTCGCTCCACGGATAACCAGCCCCATGCTCTCGGCGGGAATGCCCTTGCTCTGGAAGTACGCCCGCGCGGCCTTTTCCTTGGCGGCGGCGCTCTCCTTAGCGGCAACTCCGTCTTTGAAATCCTGAAAGTCTTTCTTTTCCTTCTCGTACTTGGCCTTGTATCCGCCGTCAGCGTCTTCCTTTTTCAGATCATCCAATTCCTTTTGAATGCCAGGAAGTTTCTCAGCGTCTGCCTTGTACCTCCCGATATCGGCTTTCAGGCCGTCCACGGTATCGGTGTGTGCTTCAATGATGGTGTCTACCTGTTCGTCGGTAAGCCCCATCCCCTTCAAAAGTTTGCGAGTTAATGCCATTGTTTCAGTCTTCCTTTCTTCGCCCCTATTCTTCGGGGACGACTGTGATATAAAAGCCGCTATACTTCGCGGGTTTTACCGAAATAAACAAAAAAGGAGCCGAACAGCACGCAAAATCTACGTACTGTATCGCCCCTCAAATCGCGTCAGCGTTTTTGAACGCTTCCATAAGTTTGGGGAACTGGATAGCAAAAAAATCTACCATTTCCTCGTTCTGTGCCCATTCGGAGTTTTCCGCAAGGCCACTTTCAAAGTTGAAGCCTCCATGTCTGATAGGCCGCTGTGCTGGTGAATTGGCCAGCTTCCGCGATTCGCCCGGCAATATCCTCAATCAGAAACTCCGTCACCGGGGTAATGAGCTGCTGTGCCTTATCTCCAAGGGCTTCAATCTGGTCAGCGGTCAGCATTGGCTTTTCTCCTGCTCTCTATCTGTTTGTAATACGGCTGTACCCGAATTACATTCCAATCGCATTCAAGCGGCACTTTACCGTAAAAAATCACAAATAACGGGGCTAATCGCTTCATCATTTCTTCATATCCTTTAAGAAAAAGCCGATTAGCTTCCTTGTTGTTCTGCGTTCCCACGCTGGACACGGCAACAACGCCGCCTACCGGCTCGCCATCGAAGCACCAATCATAGGATTGTTCATCACTCCAACTGATTGTTGGGTATACTGTAAGCCCGTGCGCCTGCCAATACGCCGCAAGCCAGTGTTTCCGATAGTGGTTGTAAATCTGCATGGCCAGTGGCATATCTGTGTATGTGGAAAAATCCGGTGCGCACACGGCGGCGAACCGAGACAGCATAGGAATATATCGGTCTGGCGTATTCCAAAACCTAGTAAATTGGTAATCATCCACAAAAGAATGCAAAATTTTTCCTTCCGGATTTTTGCAGCTCATGGCATAGTTCATCGGGATAAACTCGCCCGCCGGGTATTCAGTTGTCGGCGCGATTTCAGGTATTCCGTACTTTCCAACGCCGGGAAAAATGGCTTTATCTAGATTTTCGAAGTTTATCATACTGGCCTCCACGTACTACTACGCCTGTTGGCTCTACGGTACGTTTTCCCGTTCACAGTAACTTCCAGCGCGCCAGACTTTTGTGCAGAAACAAACGCATTAGAAAACGCTTTGTTTTCTGCTGCTTTTTTGTTTTTGCTTGATTTGCTGCGCACCGATTGCATGAAACTATCCATTTCTCCGCGTGCTTTTGCAGCCCTATCTGCTGCGCTACCCGTTTTCTGCGCTGTTGTAAGTCTTGCTGGCCCGCTTGAATAAGGATTGACTGCCCCCGCCGCCGTTTTCAACGCATTGGTTGCGAGATTTTTCATCTTGGTTGTGGCATCTTTTTTCTCATTATCCGAAAGAGATAGCCCGTTAATTTCCGCTATATTACGTTCAAATGTTCGGTTTATAATATCGCCCATATCGATTATGGATGCAGCATTTGCGCGTTCAATATCTCGTTTCGATAGGCCGACCCCAGCCTCTTTCCCGAACTTGCCGGCACCGCCGGCGCTTCCTCTACCGCCCATTCTTATTCCTCCCCTCCGTTACTATCTCCAAGAATGTTAATTTTTCTGGTTTCCACGCCCTGTCAATCTCCTTTGGTGAGTTCGTCTTTTAGAATGTTTTTGTACGTTCCCTGATGATCGGCGATTGACGGCTTTATAAACGGGTGCGCCCGGTTGCCAGCTGTCCAATGCCAGACCCCTTGCTCGTCCTGATAGCACCACGGGGTGGGGCGGCCTCCGCCTCCCTCGGCGTATTTTCCGGTTCCCATTTCCTGGTAAATGGCGTGTTCGATCGGCGTTCCAACAATGGCTTTCTTCCCATCCTCCACGGTATGTGTAATGCTGTTGCGCGTATTCCCAGTATCAACGGGGCATAAATCCTTTGCGTATTCAACGCCTTTTTCGCCACACCGAAATAAGCCGCGCTCACACGCTTCGCCAAGTGCGCGGAGGATTTCGTCAGAGTTATCCACAAATGTAATACTCATTTCCCCCTCCTTTTCTGCTTCTTCCAGAGCCGGTCTTGTGCGGTTCGTGGCGGCGCATACGCATAATCCGCCACAAGCGGGGATTCCAGCCCGCTTCTTTTTTATCTGGTTGGAAGATTTGGGCATAGAAAAAGCACCATGCATTTTTGCACAGTGCTTTCAGTCCTTGCCATATTCTAATTGTCAAGCTTTTCTATATCTTCCCTCTTGCAGTCCAATAGTTCGTTGTTTTTGTCCAGTTCTACAAGGTAGAAAATGCCACCAGTATCACGAATATCGACGACAATTCCTGCGTCGCCTGTCTTGATGACTTTTACATGGTCGTATTCTTTAATCATGCTTCTCCACCTCTATTTTTTCTAAAACTGGTTACAATTCTCGGTTTGCTATCCGGCGTATCCTGTATCCACCCAGTAACAAAAGATCGCTTCTTTGTAACTCCCAGCTCCATGTAGATGTTAAATTGAGTTGCCCCACCGCCCAATTCCTTGAACTCCACAGCTTTGCTCATATCAAACTGCCTTGCCATATCATATCGCAGCCTAAGCGGATTATCTGCTGTGTAGCCAACATCGAAGAACTGGTCGGCGTGCTTTGCCCCATCTTTCAAGAAATATTCCGTGTATTTCTTCGGAGTAGTTATACACTCAGCATTCTTTACAACATCGGTCTGCCGTTTCGCTGTTTTGAGCGTCTCCCACCCATCAATATTATTATACTTCAAATCTTGGAACTTTGCAAACGTTTTCGGGGCTTTTTTGCCCAAAATTTCACGGTATTCTGCATATTCCCGTTTGTCGGCCTGGTAGTTCTTCCCAGCCTTTACCATGCCCGCCCATTTTTCCGGAGGATACTGCGCTTTCTTTTCGTCGTACCATTCTTTGTACGATTTTTTCTTTACAAGCTCATATTCCCCGGTTTCGGGATTCTTCACGCGCATCATGTGGCGTTCCGCTTCCAGATCGTCGTCAGTGGCATTCACAACCGTGCAGCGGCAATTATACAGCTCATGTCCCGGCGCTCCCAACGAGCCATCACCGGGGAACATCATCTTATAGCCGCCGACATCGAACGGCTGATCGTAGTCCACAATCTGATTATCTGCCATGCCATGATCGTGGCGGGTGCGCAAATCCTTTGTTGCTACCCACTTTTTCTTGGATTTGATACCCCACATCTCGTCAGCGGCGGCGTAGCTGTCCATTCTACCGGCATTCTGTGCGGCGGTAACTGCCGTTCTTGCCGCTCGAATGGCGCTTACACGGCTCATTGTGACGATTCTGGACTGCAAATCATCGGATATCTGCTTGATGCTTCTGCCTTGCAAAATGGAGCCTGTAACGCTTGCTGTAATCTGCTGCTTTCCAAAAGCCAAGTCAATGCCCCGCTTTAGCGCCAGCCTTTCGGGGTAGTATGGCATTACGTCCGGCTGCTCCACAATTAAGCGCTTTACGGTCTGCTCGTCAAAAAGCGTGAAATCTGCACTTGGGTGAACGCTCTCAATGGTATAGGCGGTGTAATTTCGATTCAGGGAGTAGATTTCAGGCGTAGCGTCGTTCACATAGGCAAGCGCCACCTCTTTTGCTTCCGTCGCACGTTCGGCCAGCTTGTCCCGAAGCGCTTCCAACCGTGCCCCGCGCCCCATCTGGTTCAGCCGCCATTGCTGGTAGTCCTTTTCAGTCCACTCCTTACCGTTGCGCTTCTGGCCTATCAAGTCCTGCATCTTCTTATCCTGATCGGCGAAATGCTTGAAAAAAGCATCTATTTCCTCTTGCAGCTCTTTAGCCGCTTGAGAGTATACGGAGTTAATGCGGCGCTCCAAGTCGGCAAGCGCCCTGTCGGTTCCTCTATCGGCTTCATTCGGTCTGGCCATCCTCATCACCGCCGTAAACCGTATTTATGTCAGCGTCCGCTTTCCTTTTCAGAATTTCCGGCACTTCCTCCGGCAAAAGAAACGGGAGGTGTTTCAGAATCGTTTCGTCGTCAAGGAACGCAGCCGCCGAAAGCACCATATTTGTTTCCTCGGTGCGATTTATTACTTTGTTCCATGTAAATTCCGGCTGTGGATTACTGATACCAGCAACAGCGCAAATCTGCCGAATGAAATCTATCAAGAAATACTCAAAATCGGCGCATTTGTTGTCCTGTGGCTGATACGCCGCCGAAATCTCTGTAGCCGTTTTCTCAGCACCCGCAAGAGCCGCCACGTCAAGCATCTGCGCGTCTTCGTACAGGTCGCGCCGCAAGATATCCAGCATGGTTTTTCGGGCTTCTACAGGAACGTCAAGGGTGTGGGCTTCTGCTGCCGTTCCATCGGAACTATCTACCACATTCGCCTTTACGCTCTTCATTCTCTGGATGAACTGCGCCAAATCCTTATCGTCCATAGCGCCGGTATTATGCAGAATCCAGTAAATTCCGCTGGTATCGTCAATTTGGTTTGCGAACCCGGATTTGATAAAATCATAGCAGTCTATGGAGCCACGCAACCCAACGAGTTCGCTTTCGTGGGTATCGTTTCCATACAATACCGCAATAGGCAGGCGGGTGTAGTTCTCGTCGCACACATCCACAACGCCTAGATCGTTCCTCAGCTCCTTGTGGATATATGCGCGTTTCTCAGCCATGGGCTGCGCGTCGTCGCTTCCCTCCGCGCTCCATTCGCTCACGCCGTCCAACTCGTAAAGCGTAGCCCGGAAAACAGTTTTTCGGCCAGTCTCTCGGAACCAGTACCGAATACCGGCCATCAGCTCCGACGTTTTTTCATCCAGCAGCGGAACAAATCCCGGATTTCCGGGAGTATCGGCGAATGAAAACACTTCCAGATGATCTAGATTCCAATAGCCGTAGGAAACGCCCTGCGCCAGTGCCAATTTTGCCGCCGTTTGCAGCTTATTGTCGAAGTCCGCGCCCAGTTTTTCCTTTTCGTCCATGCTTACGCCATTAGCGCAAATATAGCCCACTTCCTGCGTCACCAGCCGCCGAAACGCTAGCGTTTTAAGCCGGTAGTCGCTGCTCCAAATATCAGGAGTTTTGTTCCCGGATAAGGTGAAAAGGAACTTCTGGAATTTCTCAATGGTGATATTGTGCTTATTATAGTACGCCATACCGTCAGCGGCGTCTTTGTACGCCTTGCTGCTCTGGTGCTCCCGCACTGCATCACGTATGAATTTTCCGGTAGTTCCCTTTGCAATGGCTTCTTCCAAATCTTGATAAATTTTCATGAATTTTCTCCAATAGCAGAAATCTCGCAAAATCACAACAGCGACGCAGCGGCGGGTGAAATCTTGTTTTTCTTCTCCACCTTGTATTTCATGATGGTGTTGCAAAAGTACCTGATATCATCCATAGCGTGATCGTTATCTTTCACTACCGCGTCCTCCGTTTTCGTATCGTCCCACCGGTAAAGCCCGAACTCGCGAATGGCATCCGTGCAACACCGGTGAATTTTTATATTCCCGTTCTTGAGATATACCGCTGTGCGCCGAATGCCGTCAAGAACGGCGTTGTCCGCCTGCTGGACGCGGAATCCACGGCGTTTCAGGGCGGTAATGAAAGAAGCCGCCGAGGGGTCAATAACCGCCCTCTTGATTTCGTAGCCGTCCGTCAGGCTCTCCACAGCGTCGCAATATTCCTCGTCAGTTTGCTGCCTGCATTCGGCTCTACCATCGTAGTAATACTCTTTGATTCTTACCGCCTTATTACCATCCACAGCCCACAAGCCGCACGAAAACGGATTCAGGGTGCCGTAGTCGATGCTTATGTAATAATCCGCGAATTCCGGCACTTCATCCGTGATATTCGCTTCGGAAAAATCGTATACAAGCCCCTCTGCCAGCGTCCATTTCCCCAGAATGTACCTATCATAGAACACCGTTCCGGCATATTCTTTTTTCAGATTTTCAACAAAAGCGGGGGGTAAAAATGGATTATCGTCTATTGTGTATTCTTGGCTGAAAATATCGGCATCACTATCAAGGAATCTCTTAAGCCAGTGGTTGGGATACTGTGGATTGTATGTGCCATCGAAGCAGGAATACTCCTTATCAAGCCGGCTTTTCAGGAGGGCAAAAACTTCCTCCGACCAGTCCGCGACCTCGTCGCCGTAGCAATACTTGATAGACGCGCCGCGAATCTTCGATACTTGAGACACTTTTTCCGCGCCAAGGCAATAACACTTCTCGCCAAAAATCCATGCTGTATTATCGCTGGAAATTGCCCCAACAAGTTTATCCCCGTACAGATTCCGCATAGGCTCTAGCACGTTTCGCTCTATTGTGGATTTTGTAACGCCCAAAATAACGGAAAGCCCATCTTTCCCGGCTCGTTCTCGAATCCGCATGGGAATAATCCATTTGAAATCAAGATATGTTTTCCCGCTTCGGGTCGCGCCGCCCTTGAAATTCCATCGGTGATTCCCATACCTTGCAAATTCAATCTGTTTCGGGCTTAATAGCATCTCTAAACTCCTTAATTAGCCCATCCAGCTTATTGAGACTATCATTGCCGCTTGCCGTGTTTCTTGTGGCCTTATCGACAATAATTCCGAAAGATGTTGCAATCTGGCTTAATGTTGCGGCTGAAATCTTTTCGGGGTCTGTGAGCGCTTTCAGATGCAAGGTGATTGCTTCTTGCATCGCCTTTTTTTGTGATTCCATGTACGCCATCATGTCGGCGGTATTCTCTTCTTTTTTTTCCTGCACTTTTTGGGCGATATCCGGTGAAGCGCTGACAATCCTTTTCACAGTCTGGTGAGTTACGCCATGCTTTTTTGCAACGGCGCTGTACGACTGCATTTCTATCCAGTCGGCGATTATTCTTTTTTTCTTCCGATCTGTAATCCTTGCAGCCATAGCACCACCTCTCATGCAAAATAATTGGCGCGAGGCCGATTCAAACGGCCTTCTGTTGGGGAGAGAGCGCCCAACTCGTTATCTACCGCGCCATGCAAAAAGAGGCTCAGGAACAACCCCAAGCCTCTTGCGCTTTTTCTTTTTTACCAGTATAGCACATTCAAACCGAAAAATCGTCTCATTTTTTTCTCATTTTTCAGCTTTCAGTCTGCCCATACAGGCATAGAGTGAAATGTCGTAGTGCTGAATCCCGGCGGCGGTAAACCTGAGCTTTTTCAACTCCAAGTTCTTCACACAGGGCGTCAACGTTGCCTCTAGCGGGGCTTATGTAGAATCTGCTCAGTATCTTCTTTTCATCGACGCTAAGCGATTCAAGCCCGGAATCCACAAGTGAAACCCATTTTCTCGCCTGTTCCAGCGAACGCGCCAGTTCCTCACGGTGAACGATATTCGATAGCATCATATCTTCCCGGCCGGAGCCACCGCCGCTTACCGGCGTACCGTCAGCCGTGGCGCTTCGGATACTCTGCATAGCGGATTCCAGCCGCGCCATTTCTTCGGGAATGCTTTTCAGGGACTGTTTCTTTGCACTGTACTCCTTTAGCTTTTCAATGGCCTCATGCTTCCAGTTCAT